TTTACTCGTCAAGAGCAGAAGGACTTTGCGAGGACGTTTGGCAGAGCCTCAACGGGTACGATTCTGGCTGCTCTTGGAATGGCGCTGGCGCATAAAGGTTTACTCTCCGGCGCATCCGACTATGACACCGACAAAGAGGACTACATGGAGAAGCGTAGGAAGTTCGGTGGGGGTGGAATGCTTAAGATTCCGGGCACGAATCAGTACGTCTCAATCGCCGATACTCCTGTGGGAAAGGCTATGGCCGTCGCTGCCGCTATTTACGAGCAGATGACCAAGCACACCGACCGTGCGAAGGGTGATTACACTGTCGATGAGCGAGTTACGGGCGCAGGAAAGGCTGCACTAAATGTGTTGACCGACCAACCCTTGATTAGAGGTCTTCGTGATATCGCCGGTTCTGCTTCTGCGGGTGAAGGTGCGGGAAATTACGCAGCGTCTTACGTCCCGGCATCTTCCGCGTTCAAGTCCATTGCAGACCTTCTCGATCCGCAGGCGAGAGTCAGCCGGGGGCAGGGCTTCACCACTCCGTTTAGAAGCCTATCACCTCCGCAGATACCGGGCGGGCGCGGGGGATTGCCCGTTGATACCGGACAGGATGTTTTGGAGCGTGGCGGCTTTGGTAGACGCGCGTTGCGTGCGCTTGACCCGTTCAACACTACAACCGAGGGGAAAGGGCCGACGAAACGCGAGAAGGAAGACGATTCTCTATCCCGCAGACCCCGCAAACCAAAAAAGCCCCGCCGCCCACCAAGACCGGGAGCATATTCAGAGGATGAGGATGACGATGACGATAACTAAACTTACGAGGATTCCTAGAGCGCCCTAAGAAACACGGTGCTCGTCACTCACGGAGGAATAAATGATATTTCGCATCAAGGACTCCGATAAATGCAGGAATGAGTAATGTGAGAAAGGTTTCTATTTGAAAGGTGAGGTCACCGAATAATCCTATCAGCGCACTGAAGAAGCCGACACAGCCGAGCGTGATGCCGTAAGGAGCTAAGCTATTACGGGATTCGGTGAGATGTTGGGCGGCAGAGACTTTTCCCAAGATGTAAGCCACGGAGGCGGCGAACACAATGCACCCGTTCTTTAAAAGAGCAATCCCTACTTCGCCCCACAGTTCTAGGGAAAAGAGAGTCTTGCTTATCAATATGACCATATGGCTGTCGGTCAACGCTACACGAGTAGATAGGCACCCGTCAGGGCAATGCCGCTCAGTTCCCCTAAGACTGTTGTTGCGTGCGCCCGAATTAACGGCGCATCAAGTTCTTGGCCGATAGTTGCTGTTAGTGTGTCGTGTGCGGCTTTTACCTGTCTGTACTTTTGGTAGTCGTTGTAAACGGGAATGATTAACGAGAGTACGGCGCAAACGAATGCAAGAAGCCCGAACGACTTAGGGCCGACTAGCAAGCGAAACACAAGGGCAACGTACAGCATAACCGTGAATACTGCCCCGCAGCCGCTTAGAAAGCCAACGATGGTTGTGCGAGTTATATCACTCAGCCAACTGAGCGCGAGGCTCACCGGGATGCCAACGATGAAAGTACCAGCGGTAAGAGCAAATTGGCCGAGCGTGATAGAGAGGACGGCTGCGAGAATGGTTGTCATACCTATCTCCGATGACGAGGCATCTTATGACGACGTGAGCATTTACGCAAGATTTACTGGTATGGGGCGTACGGCGGCGGTGAAAAGCCGGACGAATATGGCCCGGCAGTTTACCCCCACACCCAAACCACCAAAGCCTCCACATCCTCTAAGGCCATAGAAGGAAGAGGGTATGTTATTTGTCTTGCTTTTGAGGAAAGTGTTGTGAGCGAGAAAGTATTAACAACCAAGCAAAAACTGTTCGTTGAGTCGTACCTGTCGGACGGCTTCAACGCGACTGAGGCGGCACGAGCAGCGGGTTACAAAGGGAATGATGTGACGCTCGCCAGCGTTGGATATGAAAACCTCAGAAAACCTCAGATTGCGGCGATAGTTTCCGAGCGCATCAATGAAGCCGCGATGTCTGCAAATGAAGTCCTGTATAGACTTTCCGCTATAGCCCGCGCCGACATCGCCGATCTCACCGATGAGGCCGGAAGATTCGATTTTGAGAAGGCTAAGAAGGCCAAAAAAACCGGGCTGCTTAAGAAGCTGAAACGCAAGACAACTAAGAAGCAGGTTGATGCTCATACCGAAGGAAAGGACAAAGAGGCCGAGACGATTGAAACGTCCATAGTCTATGAAGAGATTGAATTTGAGATGCACTCTGCGCATGAGGCGCTTAGGGACTTAGCCAAGTATCACACCCTTTTTAATGACCGTACAGGCAACGTGACGCTTAACTTGACGCCCGAAGAGTTGGCAGAGCTACCGGACGAAAAACTTGACGAGCTTATCAATAAACTCACGCGGAAGCGGTGACGGCGTTTTGGTTGCGCTGCTAGCCGAGAAGGAACGCCGCAAGCGGCGGCAGGGTAGGGGCGTCGAAATACACACCGAACTGCACCAAATGCTTGAACGCGCGCGCGTCTCCCGAATCCTGATTCACCCGGAACAGGAGAAGATAGACCTTCTAATTGAGGCGGCTACGACCGACGTAGAGCGTGAGGCCCGACGTTACCAACGCGACCTTGTTGAATGGCAATTGACTCGTGCTTCTGACATCGCAGAGCGTCGGATAGCTTACTTTGACGGCCTAACGGATATTGATGCCGAGAACGCCAAGTGCGCCGCCGACACGAACCATTGGTTTGAGTATTATGCCTGGACGGTAGACCCCCGCCCTGACTCCCCGTTAGCGGTGATGCCTCTTGCGCCTTTTGACTTTCAGGTACGCTATATCCAGTGGCTTGACTACATCACTTTTGAGAAGAGAACTTCGGGGCTTGTTGAGAAGTGCCGAACGATGGGCGCAACCGAAACCGCGTTGCGCTGGATGCTCAAGCACTGGCGTTACCGACCGGACTTCTATGCAATGCCACTCTCGGCAAATGAGGACTTGGTTGACTCAAAGAAAGACCCCGGCACACTGTTTGAGAAACTGAGATTCCAGTTGAGGCTCTTGCCGACGTGGATGCTTCCGAAGGGCTTTAGTCTGACCCGCGACATGCCCTTCATGCAACTGGTTAATTCAGAGAACGGCTCAATCATTCAGGGGGACGCCCCGACCGCAAACGTGGGGCGACAGCGCCGTCAGACGTTTGTGCTAAAGGACGAGTCCGCGGCGTGGCCTTCGGGCGGCTACCAGCAGCACACTTCCCTCTCCCGCACGGCCAACACTATCTGTGACGTGTCATCGGTTCAAGGCAAGTTCAATAAGTTTTATGAACTCGCGCACGACGGTAAGACGGCGCGCTTTGAGATGGATTGGCGCGACCATCCCTGGTATGACGACCGCTGGTACAACTCACTTCCTTTTGGCTTCATCGGCCCCGCCATGACCGAAGAGGAAATAGCGCAGGAGATCGACCGGAATTACGAAGCATCTCAGCCGGGTCGGGTTATTAAGAACTGCAAGGAAGAATATTGCTTCATTACTTACGATGAATTAGTCAAAGGTTTTGAGCCTTACGGACTCGACAGGTATTTCTATGGCCCAGACGGAAGATTCACCATCCCGAAGCAATGGAACTGGGGAAGGGTGGCGGACTACGGTGAGAGCGCACGCCAAGAGGACGATACGCACATATGGGCCTACAGTTTATTTGCCCGACCGTCAGAGGGTTGGCCTCTTACCGATTCGTTGTTCTTCTTCTGCTCGCTTCCGATTGAGCCGATAGGAGCGACCGAGCTTGAGGGATTTGCCTTCTACTCTCAGCTTGAGCGTGAACTGGGCTTGCGAGGTTCTAAGGACTTCATACGCCAGCCAACCGTCAACGATATGTCACACGAGGCGAAAGACCCGAAAGAGGTCTTGCTTGAAAAGTGTGGCGACAACTGGCGCATACCTGACCTGGATTTTGATAAAGGAAGACGAAAGCTAATCTATCACTTTGAACTGACCGACAAGCATTTGCCAAACCCGTTCCGGTCTGTGCTTCCGGGCAGGAGTCGTATCTACTTCGTCGCGCCGCCTAAAGAGTATTTCCTTGCGAAGAATGAACGAACAGGTGCTTACTTCGTTACACCGTCTCAGACTCAGAGAGGATTCAAGAGGCTGCGCAGGGAGATTCCATCGTGGCACTACCCGCCAGAGGAAAGAGGGAAGCCTGTTCCTAAGATGCGCCCCAAGTCGGTCTTTGACGACATCATAACAACCGTTCGATACGCCGTAGCGCGTTGGGGTGTAACTGTCGCCGCACAGTCTCCGCAGGATAAAGCCCAAGACCGCATGCAACCCGGCGTCCGTCTTGTAGATATCCCTAATCTTCCTACACCTGAACAACAGGCCCAAGCTATAACATCTAATAAACTATGGGTGGGACACTTCGTTAAGGAAGAAGAAGAGGTAAAGAAGGCTAGTAAAGGAAGGGTTACATTTAGGAGATAGGCTAATTGTACGCGGGGGAGTGATGATAAAATTGACTCCATTATGGACGCTAAGCCCACTCTTTATAGAGGCGTGACATACCGTTCGCGCACCGAAGCAAGGTGGGCAGTGTTCTTTGACAGTTTGGCACTTAAGCATGAATACGAACCGTGCTATTTCGCGGAGGCGTGGGGCACATACACCCCTGACTTCTACATCCACCGTGACGATGAGCTTGACATCGGCCCGCTCTGGGTTGAGGTGAAGGGCTTTCCCCCTACGTCTATAGAGAGACGAAGACTACGGACTGTTTGTCAGCGGGTACACTGCGAAGGTCTGTTGCTTATTGGTCAGCCGAATGAAGAAGGCGCAATGTTTCTCTTTTCCCCGTTTGAGGATTGGCAGGGGCGCGACGTATCGCAAAGGCTTCTTGAATTCTTACTTGGGGCGAACACTGCGAACTTTGTACGCGCGCGAAATGCCCACATTGAAGATGCGGCGACGCCCCCGGAGTCACCCTTGCTTTCCGTGACAAGGTCGTACGATGAGAGTCTATATACGCCCGCCGCGCACATGACTCCTGCGGAGATCGCCGTAGTTGCTGAATACGTCGAGCCATCGGATGAAACGCTCTTGCTAGTCGAGTGGCGCACGCAACGAAGAGCGCTCATCGCACTGTTGAGCGAGAATGGACAACTGCACAAGCAAGTTGAGGCGATAAAAACAGAGAACGCTCAACTATTTCAGATGAATTCGTGGCTGCGCTTCATCCTGTACGTGTTTACTGTACTGGTTTTTATCATCTGCGTATTTGTCTGTATTACAGAGTTTGTTTACTAAGCACCAGCCGCTCCCCGGCTCACCGACTATAAGGAGTAGAGAGG